GCTAGTTTCTAACATCCATTCATTTGAGTTTTAAGCCGGATAGTTTTACGTCTTTGCGGACGGCCGTCAGTTCACGTCACACCAAAATGGGCTTGGTGGACCACCGAGTGGTGCGGCTGAAGTGCATAAGCCAGGAACTCGAAATCGCCCCTGCGGATGTGGTCCTCGCATTCGATCTGGAGCATTTCACTTATGCCAAACTTCCTTGCAAACAACGTCCTCGTTGCCCAGGTGGTCGCCTGCGGAGGCAACTCAGCCGAGTCGGGGGCTGTGTGGTAGCCATCAGCGATATGACGCGCTTTGACGCGCGGTAATACTCGCTGGACGTAGTCTGCAGCTGCCCTCACCAACGGGCAGTCTGGTGTCTCGTGTGCGGCGGACAATGCTTTGGCTACCAACAACTGGTGATGAACCCAGTCCGGCATGCCAATGGCGACATCGCTCCACCCGAAGGTCTGGAAAAATCTGACAGGGTCCCGTATCACCTGCCTGTCAGGTCCAAACACCTTCCCACAGAAACCAGCTTCAGTAGGTACTGAAACAGGCTCCCATTTGATCGTCAGGCCCATCGAATTGGCCCCGAACACCGCTGGGTCAATGGCGTCGCTCGTACCGCACAACCCATCGTCGCCTTCGACAACGACCCAGGGGTCGTCGTCGCCAGAAACGTGGGCGGCATAGAGCGCCACCATGAGATTGGTGAATGAGTTACCGAGACTGGTACACATGTCACCACTCATCCGTCGACCCTCCAGTCGCACGGAGACCACGTCACGCGTCTTTATCTTGTTGAGCCCGGTGATCATCCGGCAGATAAAAGAAGCGCGCTCTGGAAACTCAGAAAGGCAATGATTATACAGGACGCACTCACAGCGCCTCATAAGATCAGCATCTATCTGTGCTTCAAAAGCGGTGTAGTCACTCGCGGCGTAGTGCAGGCCCGCCGGAGCACTGGCGATATGCGCTGCCAACTCACCCTCCCCTTTATAGAACTTGGCGAAGTACTTGCCCGTACTCTCACCATAAAAGAGAATGTGTTCGACAGCGGC